GTACTCCTCCGACACGAGCTTGCGCTTCAGAATCCTGTTTACCAAGTCCGACATGGCTAGTACGCCTCCTCGTCGATTTCCCATGTGGTGCCCGCCGGCAGCGTCTTCCGGCGGAGCTTGTGCCTGAGCACGGCCTTCGCGTCCGCGAGTGTGCTTGTGTGAATCACCTCACTGTCCCCAGTCGCGAGCAGGTACCGCCACGGCCCCCCTCGCGTCCGGGGGCCTGAGCCGTCGTGCCAGTCAAGGAGCAAGACCGAGTCCTCCGGGTACCGCGCCTTGAGGCGCTCCATGTACTCCCGAGCCTCAGCCCTCGTCGCCTTCGGGGCCATAGGGAACGGTATCGCGCCCTCGAAGGTCACCACGTACCCGACCGTCAGCTCGTCGGCCTCCTGATTGAAACTCGCCACGCGCTTTGTGGCCCACTTATATTCGCCGCTCATACGCTTGGGCCAGTGGACAGCTTGGTCCGGGCCTCGCGTTCCCGCCGTATGGTCGCGCGCCAGTCAGCCGGCTGGCCGTACCAATCCCCCCGCGCGGCCACCTCAGCCCACTTAAGGGGCTCGCGTCGATCCTTGCCGGACCGGCGGTCCGGCTTCGAAGGCTCCACGCTGACCACGAGCCGACCACCGTTGGAGTCCATGAACCCCCGGTACTCGCTCTCGAACCCCGCGATCGCGACACCCACCTCTTCGTGGGAGAGACCCCGCTGGTCCCGGGTCGCGGTACCGTCCTGGTACTCCTCGTCGCTCGTGTACAGCCAGATATCGAACTTCATGATTTCCCCTCCCGGTTAGCTTCCATTGTGTCCGCGATTCGTATGAGCTGTTCCCAAATCAGTTCCAGCAAGTCCGCGACCTCTCTCACTCTACCCCCTCCAGCACCTCGGTGGTGCATTTGAAAGTGGCCACGCTCCTAATGAACGCAACCTGAAACGCCCCCTCTATCACGGCGTGCTCGGGGACCTCGTATACGCTGATCTGTATCCCCTGCCCTAGTAGGAATTCTAAATCCTCCAAGGACCACCACGCGAGCAGTTGACCCCGGCTGGCATGGCCGAAGTGGTAGCACCGTGACTCCCCATACGTAAGGGCGTACCACCGATCGCACATGCCGTAATCTCTGGTGGGAGGCGGACGCTGTCGCACCTCGTCCGCTCTCCCGGGCACCTCGGCGGAGGAGTAAACCCCCGGCCCGTGCGCCCCCCGCTCCAGTCTTAGAACTTCCACGCTGCCCTCCTACCTGTCGTCTAAGAGCCCGTCCTTGTCCCGGTGCACGAGCCCGTCAATCCATTCGTCTTCGCGCTTCTCCCGCTCCAGCCTGTCAGCCCGCAACTCGTCGACCCGGTCAACCACCGGATCGTCTTCGCGGACGATAGCCTCGGACATGGCGACCTCCAGCCTCGCGACCTCGACTTCCAGATCATTCGCTATACACCGCAGCTGCTCTACCCTGCTCTCAGAGACCTTCCCGGTGGCCGTGGCCTCCTTGAGGGCCGTCAGGGCCGTAGAGCGGCTTCTGCTCGTAATCGACACGACCACGCATAGGTGCTTAACAGTCGGAAGGTTTGCGACTCTCGCTTGCTCCCTCTGGTCTTCTGAGTCTGTCATACGATCCTCCATTTCAGTATGGCCCACCTCAAGAGCAGCACGTAGGCCGCCACGGGTAGCAGAGACGCGACCACCGGCCAAGCGCCCGCGAGCCATAGTACGGGGCTCAGGAGCACCCAACCGGCCGTCAGGAATGTGAGTTTCATACCGGGTCGTTCGGTTGGCCCGAGGCGTAGACGATCCACGCCAGATCTCCGATCTCTAGATACACGGTCTCCTCTCCGAAGTACACCGCCAGTGATCGGCTGAATGAAGTAGCCCGCCCTCCACCGAGGAAGCTCGCGCGAATCACGGTCACGGGCTCCGTTGGATACCCCAGTCCATACCCGAAGCCGCCCCAAACTGTCGCCCCCGACACGCCCAACTTATCGAGGGCGCCTATCACTTGGGTGGGCGTCGCGTTCGCTACAACAATCGTCGTAAGCGTATTCACTCGTCCCCCTCAACGCCCTTGGGCGTCTCAACGTAGAAGGTATGGTCCCGTAGATCCTCGTTCATGGAGGGCGTCAGGGACACGGCACGGCCGGCCTGCAAGGTCGCAACGATACGGGGCCAGAGTGCAGCCAGATCCTCCGGGTCGTTCCCGCCGCAGAAGAACGCGAAATGCTCCGGGGGGTAGGGGGTGGGCGGCTTCCACCGCCGCCGCTCGGCCTCTTTACCGATCTGCGGGGGCTCGGTCGCGGCGCCGATCCACTTCACGGGCTCGGTCGCTTCTTCTTCCTTCGCGTCAAGCTCCGCGACCGTCACCGAACGCACCGAGTCTGCCGCACTCGGGCTGTCAAGGTCCACGATAGCGTCGCGGGCATGCAGGGACACGCCGGCCACGGGAACTATGATCTCCCGCACGTCGACGCCGGTTCCTTTCACGTTGTTGGACCGGTGCGCCCCAAGCTCCAGCACCTTGTCGCGTAGCTTCGCGAACGAATCCGACGTGTAGAACAGGTGCGCGTGTCTGAATCCAAGTTTCCGGTCTTTCACGTTACACCTCTCTTATGTAGGCTTCTGCCGCGCGGCGGGACCTGAACAGGCCCCCCTCCGGCGCGGAATCAACTTCGCGGCCCGGCACCCAAGCACCGCCCGTACGAACTGCGAACGTGACACCGAAGATCGGCTCCCCCTCGATCCCGCGACCAGTCGAAAGCTCGACCGCGAGATCAGGTCTCAGGTCCTTGATTAACAGGACGGTCGGTGTCATGAAGTTGGATCCAGCGAATCGCTGCTCAGTCATTTCTCACCTTCCTCTTGTGTGGTTGACTCAAGCTCCCGGTCTATGCGGTCGGTGTAGCGGCTCATGTTACCTCCTCTTCGGTGTGGTCGTCGGGTAGATCGTCGAGCATGCGTACGGTCCGCTGAGCACGCTCTAGGCTCGTCTCCGGCGGATACGGGTTTCTGTGCTCGGACGGCGTGTACGTATCACCGACCAACAGCATGCTGCCGGCGAGCATGATAAACCCGATCATGATCACTGCGGCGATCAAGGTTAGCATTTTTCGGCCTTCTCTCCTCGTGTAAGGGTGGCAGGGGTCGGGCCTGTAAGCTCCGTCGAACTGTGCCCTACCGACGCCCCCAGCCTTTCGCCGTGTTGCGCTTTCTCATTACGCAGGACTCGTGCCAGTGAATCCGCTTGGCCAGAAGTAGGAAGAAGGGCGGCGGGGAGTAGGAAGAAGGTAGGAAGAAGTGCGGCGGAGTGATACTTTTTGCATGATGTACCGCTTGAGGTGAAAGGCCGATTATCCCCGAACTGTTGCACAAATGCAACACTCTTGTGGTTCCCGGCAGGGGTTGGGTACCCCCCGGAATCGCGGAACCGATGGCCTCAAACGGCCGTAAGAGCATACAAGATAACGATATCTATCGGTTCCGGGGGCTGGAACACTTGGAACCGATAAGCGGCTGACGGTTCCCAGCGGTTCCGAAAGTTCCGGTCCCGGGAACCGTCTATGTCCAGCCAGTATACGGACTTAACTGTTTATCGGTTCCCAAGTAGTTCCGGCTGTAAGCTGTTAGTGTACAACGGTTTACGGAAATGACAGAATTCGTTGAAAAGGGTCGTATATCGTGTAGGGCCATAGTGTTATGGCGTTCTACAGTAGTAGTAGTAGTTCCCATATATACCCTCCCCCACGCGCGAGACCTTCGGGCACTTTCGGGTTTCGCGGTTGAGTCGGAGCTGCACTCCGGCGCCCTGATCGTGTACCCGCCAGCGTAAGCTGTCGTTCCGCAGTCGCGCATGTAGGCCGCAACACCGGTCGCAGGGGGGAAGCCAGAAGGGGCGGTCTACTCACACACGAGAGGGGATACAGCATGGCCGGCACACCTATCGCGAACAGGCTGGCCAAGAGGCTGGAGCGTGACGGTGGAATCGAGACGCTGTGTGATAGGGTGTCCGGTGCCGAGACTCTGACTGAGATAGCTGTAGAGTACGGAATCCACCGGGCGACGCTCATGCGGTGGATCAACAAGGTTGAGGAGCGTCGGCTCGCTTACGACCGAGCGAAGGCCGAGTCCGCTGATACGCTGGTCGAGGAAGCGGGCAAGATCCTAGACGACGCACCTACCGAGACCGGGCCTGAGATACAGAAGGCCAAGAGTCGAGCCGAGCACAGACGGTGGTTGGCCGGGAAGCGGGACCGGGAACAGTATGGTGAGGATGCCAAGCTCGCGGTCGGTGTTCACCTAGATCTCGGGGATCTTCATCTGTCAGCCCTCCGGGCGGAGGGACACATGGACAAGCGGATCCCGGTGGTGGACGCGGAGGTGCTCTGTGAAGGCGACGACGAGGGATAGGGTATACGCGGTACTCCACCAGCTAGAGAGCGAACAGGCGCGACGACACGCGCCCCACGAGGCGGATGACTGGCTCGACGGAGTGAAGACAGGATCACAAGCCGAAAAACGCCTACTCATACTGCGGCTGCATTGGATCCTGGATCCACACTCTGAGGCGGTCGACTTGAAGGACGCCGGCCCGCTGGTCGCTCGCTTGAATGAACGTCATGTCAAGGGATACGACGACGGGTACGACGGAGAGGATAGGCTGCACGGCCCCGAGTACCCTGACGGACCGTCGAACGCTGGCGGTATGCCAACGTGATACTGCGACGGTGGCGAGCCCGGCTCGTGCTGGCCAAGCTGCTGCTTCGGTGGCTGCTGGCCTGATCGGTTCGCATTCTGTGGCACTGACGCATCACTCGTGCACGCGATAGTGTGGTCACGCTACTACACTACAACACCGTACTACGCATGCACTTACGTCATTGCACGCCTGATCCATGCTCAAGTGCAGCAGTGCTACAGGGCAGCGGCACTACACTCTGGCTTTCAAGAATCGTGCCGCCGCGCAAGTGCCCCCCTACCATGTACTTACGTGTGGTGTGCGCCGCTGTTGACCCCCCTCCACACCGGGGGGTGGGTGCTACGCTGCATCAGTGCAACAGGGACGAGGCCCGATGTGGTGCATGGCTGCAACAATCGCGTAAGTCGTTGCGGTGACGTAGGTTAGCGGGGAAGACCCCCGGGGCTGGGTCCCATGCCGGGTGGAGACAAGTGGTGGGAGTCACAGAGACCGTCCCACTACATCCCCGAAAATTTTCAAATCTGGCGGCGTAAATCGTTACTGCGTCGGAATTTACACTAAGGCCGTGAAAACACCCATTTCAGTGTAAATCGATACCACGTAACGACATAGAACGTAGCGGGATGCAGTGTGGTGCTGCCACATGGTCGCGGGTTCGAATCCCGCTCCCGCCGTAGCGGTATTCGGTAGCAGTAAGTCGACCCCGGCCAGGGTCAAACGCCAAACCGTAACGCCGCTCGACGCCCCGATAAGCTGGGGCTTATAGTTTGGTTCCGCTACCATAAGCCAGAGCTGATAGGAGAAGTCCTGTGATAGCACTCGTAGGTGGACCGCGCAGCATTTCAGTCATCAGGCCCGTTTGGATGCCGGAGGGCCTCTCGCTCCTGTACCGGAACACGAAGTCCTCGCGAGGTGTCATCGTTGGCCTTCTACCCCGAGACGAGGAGCCGATCTCACTCGCGGCACGGAAGCCGGCCTTCAGACGACCGATAGTCGTGGTTGAGCACGAGGATATGTCCGTCTACGCAACCGTAATCGACCGGAACATGCGGCTCGCGAAGTGGCGCCGCGTCGATCTGGTACCCCGATGAGGGTATGGATCCGCGACATCGTCTGATCCGGCCCCGTAGGGTAGCGGATGGGAGGCGGGAGCCTCTGCAAGTCTGGACAGGGGTACGACACGTCGCACTTGGCGCCAGACACATCGTTCCGGCGCTATCGGCCGCAGAACAGATCGGAATCATGCGGGACATCGCTCGGCGCTTTGGCCCCAACGTGTCCCCGGAGTGGCTCCTCGCTAACAGTGCTCCCGAATGGGGCAGCGGCGAGGACCAGTACTTCTAACTGGCTCGATCGCATAAATATGGCCCTGTAGGGTAGCGATATCGTGCCAGATTGGGAACTTGTACCCGATTTGGGCGCGAAAGTACCCAATTTGGTACCAACAGCGGGAGGACGACGTGATTCTACTCATTTCCGGGTTCCTGGCGTTCCTGGGAGGGCTTCTGCTCGGCTACAGAGTCGGAAGCGGCTCCTGGCTCCCTACGGTCCTCTTCTAGTCAACTGAAACCGTCTGTGAGGCGACAAGATGAAAGCTGTCGGTGTAGGACTTCTCCTCGGCCTGGCATGGCTGGTATTCGTGGTCGGATTCGCTCTGGGACTGCTTTTCGCGGATCCTGAGACCGAAATCGAGGTTCAAACGGTACCCGTGCCCGTTTTCGTGGCCACGCCCGTACGCATAGCGGTGCCACAGGTGGCACAGCAGAATGAGTCGATTGGGGCCTGGACGGTCGAATTGCCCATTCCTCTGTACTGTTTCCCGGTCGGTGATTAGCTTTCGGATGGTTCGGCGACAGGCGCGGCGGCGCACACAGCGGGGCGTGGTCTCGCTTGCGGTCATACTGGCCGTAATCCTGGCCCTCGGGCTGGTGGGTTGCGCGGGACACGTCCCGATCGACCCTCGTGACGAGATGGAGTCACGGGAGCCGGAATGCGACATGACCAGCAGCATGATCGAGCTGAAGGTCCGGAACAGGTCTTCACTCGACGTACTCGTGTACCTGCAGCGTTCCAGCGGTGGGGGTCGGAATTTGCGCCCGGCGGCGCCGGGACTGAAGACGGTCCGGTACAAGGTGGCCCGATCCGCTGTAACGCGCGGATACGCCCGCCTCACAGCAGTCAGGGGCGGGATGGCATCCAGGCCGGCGTTTATCCAGCTCGGCCCGGTACAGTGTGACGTAGGAACGGTCAACATTGCCCCTTCGCTCGGAATGAGCATGTTCTTCGGCGCCGATGTCTAGATTCCGCGCCGTATACGCCTGGTTTGACCAGACGGACGCCCATACGTGGTGGGCGCACTATCTGATAAACGCTCTCGGGACTGGCGTCGGATACGCCCTCCTCGGGAGCTTCTGGCCGGGCGCCGTACTGCTGGTGATCTACTGGAGCCGGGAGGTCTACCAGATTGCCACCCGGCCGGCAAATACGACGCAGAAGTGGCGAGACGACCTGCCCGACTTCATTAGCGCCCTGCTGGGTTTCCTGCAGGTCGTGGGACTCTTTTCGTAGGGAAGACATGCACCAGCCAAGCAACCATCTGGAGAAGAATGCCGGACTGAAAGGGTCCGCTCATGGCTCACATGAGTCACTGTCCCGAGCCAAGGCTAAGAAGATCTTGCGAGAGGGCGTTGCCCGTGGTAGGAAACTCTCGCCGAAGCAGAAGGGCCTGTTCGGCCTGATTGCCGGAGGCGGAACCCCAACTCGACTCAGAAAGCGATAACAGGAGAAAACAATGCCCGCATACCATGTTCTTCAGGGTGAAGCACACTCCGCCGACGACGATAGTTCGGTCGTCATCGCTTGGGGCGGTGGCCTCGGCACAGCGGCGGCTTACGGCACTTGGTCAAGTGCGACGATGACGTTTGAGGTTTCATATGACAACGGGATCACGTACTTCGCCATCGGCTCGGATACGACGCTCACGGTAGACGGTCACGGTAACTTCGACCTACCCGAGGGCGTGTTGCTCCGTGGAACTAGCTCCGGTGGAGCGGGTTCAGTCGCGTTGACGCTAGAGATTCTTCCACGCCGGCCGATCGCGTAATGGCGACCCTAGGAATCCGCAAGAGCGCGTGGCAGGGCGCTACGGCCATCCAGCGGACGGTATTCCGCAGGCTTGGCGACATCCTTGAGCTGGGCGTACCCGCGACCTATCAGACGCCCGGCGCGGTCGAGTGGTTCGTGTTCGACGACCATCGCTTCAAGCCCAAGGTGATGGCCTACTTTGCCAGCGTGGCGGCGAACCTTGCCGACTGGCCTGCCGGCTACACGGTCCCGCAGCAGAACGGAGAGGATGACCTTGCGACCATGCGCCAGCAGGTGAAGACCTGGGCGGAAGATCCAGCTCGCACGAACCCGCTGGTGCTGCCAGAGGATGTCGTGTTCCCCGAGAACGACCCGAACCCGTGGCAGACTTTGCTGGACGCGAACGCCGCGCCTAGCTGGCTCAAGATGGGAGGCGGTGTGCCTGACAACTGGACGCCCGTAGCATGAGCATTCTTTCACGGGCCGAAGCCTACTGGCGGGCCATCGATTACGTGGGCTCGGGCGACCTGCTGGACGGTTCGGGCAACGGGCATGACGCGCAGCTTGGCTCCACGGCGGGCGCAGACACGAACGATCCGCTGTTTCTGCCGCACACGGGCACTCAATACCTCGACCTGCCGGGCGCGACGGGCAACTACGCCTCGACGCCAGACGCGGCGGCACTGGATATTACGGGCGACATCGACCTCCGGGCGGCGGTAGCGCTCACCGACTGGACGCCGGCAGGCGCGCGACGGGATGTCCTCTATAAACATACCGCTACAACTGGATATTCGATCACTATTACTCCAGGTGGCATTCTTCGGCTCCGTTGGGGAGACGGAACGGCTCTAGTGCTTGTTGATTCGACGGTAGCGCCAAGTGTGACAGATGGGGCATTGTTGCTCATACGGGCGACGCTCGACGTGGACAATGGGGCATCTGGGCGCGACATCACTTTCTACACCAAGACATCCACGCCTACGAACACCCACGCCGACCTGTTGGTAAATACCGGGTGGACCCAGCTTGGTTCGGTGGTAACGGGGGCGGGTACGACCTCCATCGTGAACAGCACGGCCGCTCTGACTATCGGGGTAGGGTTTGGGTCTGGGGCGGACGGGAAGTTCTATGCCGTCACAATACTAGATGGCATCAACGGCACGGTAGTCTTCGACGCCGATTTCACGGACAGGTCCGCGCTCACCGAGCCCTTCGCCACGTTCACCGAAAAGTCCTCCAACGCTGCAACGGTCACGATCAACCGCTCGGCCACGGGGCGGAAAAGCGCTGTCGTAGACCGCCCGATGTTCCTACTCGGCACGGACGACTACTTCGAGGTCGCGGACCACGCGAACCTCGATTTCGCTGGAAACGAGAGCCTGACGGTTGTCGGGGTGTTCCGCACCTACGACAAGACGCCCGCCGCCAACATGGTGCTCGTCGCCAAGAAGGACGACTTGACTACGGCAGCAGGCTACGCGCTCTACAACGACACGACCGGCGTGGTCCGTGCTCTAATCGCTGACGGTGCGCTAGACGATGAGGACGACGCCCCCGCCATCACCGATGGGCAGATGTTCAAGCTGGCCGGCGTGCGGGACGTAGCCGGGGACGACGTTGAGGGCTTCACGGATGGCGTGGGCTCAGGCACGCCTGTAACGGACTCCACGACTGCCACCCTCGCCAACGCGCTGCCGCTTCGGATAGGCGCGACGTCGGGCACCGCCGCGTCGTTCTTCGACGGCGAGTTCATGGGCGCCGCCATCTTCCGCGAAGCGTTGAGTGATGCCGAAATACTTATCGCTGGTGTGGCGTTAATAACCCCCTCAACAGGACCGAGCCGAGGTGTTTCCTTCCCAGTTACGGGAGATGTGGATTTTGAGGTGTTCGACCAGCCAGGGTACCGGGGCGGACCTCGTTAAGCGGAGGAGTTAGCCTGTGCTGCCACAGCAAGTCCTGAAGGACTTCATAGGACGTTACGGCCCTCCAGCCGGCGAGATGGGTCCCGTGAACCTCGTGAAAGAGGTGTTCAAGGCGACCCCGGACGACTGGCAGGCTGATGTACTCAAGGACTTCGGTCGAGGTGAGCGAAGGATAGCGATTCGCTCGGCCCACGGCCCGGGCAAGACCTGCGTGGTCTCATGGATCGTGTGGGCGATGCTGTTGACACGTTTTCCTCAGAAGACGGTGGCCACGGCGCCGACTAAGGGTCAGCTCTTCGACGGTCTCTTCGTGGAGATCCTTTCCTGGGCCGACCAGATGTCGCCCCAGCTCAAGGCGCTCTACAACTTCAAGAGTGACCGTATTGAGCTGATATCAGCTCCGGCGAAGTCGTTCTTCACCGCTCGAAGTGCCCGGCCCGAGATGCCGGAGGCGCTTCAGGGAATCCACAGCGATCACGTCCTGATTATCGCGGACGAGGCGTCTGGGGTCCCGGAGAAAATCTTCGAGGCCGGCAGCGGCAGCATGTCGGGGGACAACGCGACGACTCTACTCCTGGGAAACCCGGTGAGAACGTCGGGCCTGTTCTTCGACGTGTTCCACAAGATGTCGGACATCTGGAAGACGTACCACATCCGCGCGGCCGGCGTAGACTGGCCGACCGGAACCCCGTCTTCCCGCGTGACCGACGACTTCATTATGGACATCGCCCGGCGTTACGGCGAGGAGTCGAACGCATACCGGATCCGTGTCCTGGGTGAGTTTCCCAAGGGCGACGAAAACACGGTTATCCCGTTCGAGCTGGTCGAAGCGTCCCGTTCTCGGGACATTGTCTCCGTTCCAGGGGCCGCGAACGTGTGGGGGGTAGATGTGGCCCGGTTCGGCTCGGCCAGGAACGCTCTCGCGGTCCGTACGAGGCGGGAGTTGGTCAGTATCGAGACCTGGGAAGGTGTCGACCTGATGCAGACCTCGGGGCGGATCAAGGCGAAATACGACTCCACGATGCCGTCTGAGAGGCCGGAAACGATTCTGATCGACGTGAACGGGCTCGGTGGAGGCGTGGTGGACCGACTTTGCGAGCTGGGATTGCCCGTGAGGGGCATAAACGTCGGTGAGAGCGCGAATATCGATGACAGGTTCGCCAGGCTCCGTGACGAGCTATGGTGGCGGATGCGTGAGTGGTTCGAAGGCAAGGATGTGAAATTGCCCCCCACCTCGGATGTGGCCCATGATCCGGTCGAAATCATGGCCGGTGAGTTGGTCAGGCCGACATACCAGTACATGTCCAGCGGGAAGATCAAGGTCGAAAGCAAGGACGAGATGCGGAAGCGCGGTATCCGCTCCCCCGACTTGGCGGACGCTTTCATGCTGTCCTTCGCAGAAGACATCAGCATCCTGACCGGGAGCGGAGGGCGCTTCGGTGGGGCCGCGTGGAACCAAGAACTACCTGACAGATCAACAGGGGTGCCCTAGTGGACGGAAACGAGTATTTCATCCCGGCCGTAACGGCTATCGAGGACCAGGAGAACGACCTACCGGCCATCGTCGACGGTGACATGGACGAGGAGGAGCTTCGGGGTCTCGTTCAGCAGATGGCTGAGGAGTCCCGCCACTGGCGGGAAGCGAACCTCGATCCCTTCGTGGCCGAGGCGACGAAGTACTACCGGGGTGAGCCATTTGGGAACGAGGTAAAGGGACGGTCCGAGATCGTCCTGACCGTCGTGCGGGATGCTATTCGGCAGACCATGCCAAGCCTTCTGCGGGTTTTCTTCGGCCCCGAGCGGGTCATCGAATTCATCGGTCGGAACCAGGATGACATCAACCTGGCCCGCCAGCAGACCGATTTCGTGAACCTCGTCGTCAGGGAGGATAACAAGGGCTTCCTGGAGTTTCATAGCTGGTTCAAGGACGCTCTGACTCGCCGGATCGGGGTCATGAAATGGTGGTTCGAGCAGAACCACAAGCCTAAGATCGAGCAGTTTGAGGGGCTGACCCTGGCCGAGATCGGGGTCATCAGCTCGAAGCTGGAGGAAGAGCCCGGGATTTCCGATATCGTCATTGAGTCGGAGGAGGCCGGACTCAGCGAGAACAGCGAGGACGTATACGACGTAGAGGTCCGGTTCACCAGCTCCGAGGGGCGCGTGAAGTTTGCAGCGACCCCGATCGAGGAAATCATCTGGACCCCGGACGCCCGGTCCACCGGAGACGCGCTCATGGTGGGACACCTCCGCGACGTACCGGCCGATGAGCTGATTGGCCGGGGGTTCGATGAGGACCTGGTGAACGAGCAGGCCGGGAAGGCGCTGCACGGGGCCATGGACCAGCAGGTCCGCGATGCACGTCGAATCGACGGGTACTCGAAGATCGTGCAGCCGGTTCAGGATGACACGACTGAACCGACGCTGTTTGCGGAGCTGTACGCCCGAATCGACGTGGACGGGGACGGGATCGCGGAGCTACGCCGGTACGACTGTATCGGGACCGACTACATCATCGCGAACGGTGACGGGTTCGGTGAGCTGGTCGATGAAGTGCCCTTCGCGTTCCTCTGCCCCGAGCCGGAGCCGCACGAGATCGTCGGACTGTCCATGTCGGACCTCACGATGGATCTGCAGCGGATCCAGTCCTATGTCGCAAGAGCGTCGCTAGATTCACTCGCGAACGCCATCGACCCCGTAACCGAGGTGGTGGCGAACGAAGTGAACATGAAGGACGTTCTGTCGCGAAAACTGTCTCGGATAATTCGCGTCAAGCGGGCTCAGATGATCCGAGAGGTTCCGCACCGTTGGGTCGGTGCGGAGGCCCTGGAGACGCTCAGGTACCTCGATTCGGTCAAGGAAGACCGCACAGGCCGCTCTAAGGCCTCGCAAGGGCTCGACCCCTCCGTCCTCCAGTCCACGACGAAAGCCGCTGTACAAGCGAGCGTGACGGGCTCTCAGCAGCAGTTGGAGATGATCGCCCGCATCTTCGCGGAGACCGGCGTGGCCGATCTCTATAAGGGGATCCTCCGGCTTCTCGTCAAGCACAAGGATGAGACTCGTCGCAGGATCGTTCGGCTTCGGGGCGAATACGTGCCCATGGACCCGGACAAGTGGGACGCGACCATGGACGTGCGTGCCAACGTCGCTCTCGGGACCGGCCTGGTCGAGGACAAGCTCCAGACCCTGGGTCTGATCCTCGGGAAACAGCAGGAGCTGATGCAGCTCGGTGCCCCGATCGTCTCGTGGCGCGGTATCCGTACGACTCTCGCCAAGATCGTAGAGCTGGGCGGGTGGCCGACTGCGGATGAATTCTTCGAGATATGGGGGCCGGAAGAGCAGCAGGCCTTCGAGCAGCAGCAGCAACAGCAGGGTGACCAGCCTGGTCCCGAGGAGCAGCTCGTACAGATCGAGGCTCAGAGGGTCCAGCAGGATGGCCAATTCAAGATGGCCGAGCTGGCGTTCAAGGACAAGAAGTTGATGCTGGAGGACGACCAGGCCCGCGATGCGACTGCCCGGAAGTGGGCGATCGAGTCAGAGCGTGTCAGGAACGAATCTCAGCACAAGGGCGAGCAGGCTGCGTTGCAAGCGGTCATGGAGGCCGATCGGCTGAACCAGGACCAGGATATCGCGGAGGCCAAGCTCCAGATCGAGCTGGCCAAGCTCTCGCAGCCGACTGAACCCACCCCAACGGAGGGTGCGCAGCCGGTAGAACCCATCCCAGTAGAAGGTGCGTAGTCCGTGCACAAGAAATTCCTTGTAAAGCGCCAGCATACGCGAGCGAAGACGAACCCACGACGCGCGAGGCAGCTCCGGCAGAAGGCCGGGCGCCGAGTCGCGCGTCCGACACGATAGAGGGGTCTGCCTGTGGACCAACAGCAGAAAGCACTACGTGCACGCCAACTGCTCGAAGATCCAGTCCTCACGGAGTCGCTTGAGGCGGCCAGGGAGTCCTTCTTCGACGAGTGGATGGCCGCCGGAAAGGTTGAGGACCGCGAGGCGGCATGGGCCAAGGTCCACGCACTCGCAGAGGTCTTGAGCCACCTCTTCTTCCTGGCCTCCCAGGAGGAGACCGAAGTCGAGGACGATGAGGACGATTCGATACCCGATCTCCAGTAAACGCTGGCCCGGCCGAATCCCACACGGAGGCATGACGTGGCTGACAACATCGAAGGGAATGACGAACCTCTGGAGAGGCATATCTTCGCCACTGGAGGGGATACGAACACAGCAGAGGCAAAGCTGCTAGGACTACTCTCGGACGAAGACCTGGAGGCGAAAACCCTCTCGGAAGCTGGTCCCGAGGAAGGTAGTCCACCCGTCAAGGGCGAAGCTCCAGTCCCTGACGAAGGCGAGTCGGAGGAAGAGGAAGTCCTAGAACAAGAGGGCGAATCTCCGCTCGGAGAGGAAGAGGACGAGGGGGACGACGGCGAGGCGGACGACGAAGAGTACGAATACGTCGACGCTGATGGGAACGTGATCGAGGACCCTGCGGATTCCGAGACGTACACCGTGCTGGTGGACGGCAAGGAGCACGAGGTTACACTCGAAGACCTGACTCAGAGCTACTCCTTCCGTGCTCACAACACGCAGAAGTCACAAGAACTGGCCGCAGCCAGGCAGGAAGCGGATGCGGATGCTGTGGCAGGGCGTGAGAGTCGAGAGGTTTACGGGCAGCGCCTACAGTCGTTGGAGCAGGCGCTCGCAAGCATTTACCCGCAGGAGCCAGATTGGGATACCCTGGAGGTGGAGGATCCCACTCGCTTCGCGACCGAGTCTGCCAAGTGGACGCGCCATCAGCAGAAGATGGATGCCCTCCACGCCGAGCGGAAGCGAGTCTATGACGAACAGGTCACGGACCAGACGCAACAGCTCGAAGAGTACAAGGCCGACCAGTCCAAGCGGATGATGGAGGCGATACCCGAATGGTCGAAGCCCGAGGTCCTGAAGACCGAGCAGGCGAAAGTCTACTCCTACGCACAGGACGCCTTGGGGTTCTCGGACGACGAGATCAACTCGATCATCGATCACCGTGCAGTCGTGGCCATCAGAAAGGCGATGCTGTACGATGAGCTGAAGACGAAGGGGCGGAAGGTCCGCAAGGGCCAGAAGTCTACCGGAGTCCTCAAGCCCGGAACCCGCCGCAGGCGCGTCAAAGCCGGCGCCAAGCGGACGCAAGCGGCTCGACGGCGACTGTCCGAGAGCGGGAGCGTCAGAGACGCATCCGCACTTCTGTACGACATGTTGGGCGACGACGCCTAACGCAACTTCGCAGGGAGAAGAACAATGGCAATCGTAGCCAACACGCTCCTCCGCTACGACGCGCAGGGTCTACGTGAGTCCCTCAGTGACATCATCTACGATGTGTCGCCCGAGGAAACTCCGTTCCTGAGCGCCGCTGGCCGAGGAAGTGCCAAACAGACGCTGGAAGAGTGGCAGACGGATGTTCTCGCTGCCGCTGCTGACAACGCCCAGCTCGAAGGTGACGATGTCACCTCGTATACCGCTATCACCCCGACCGTCCGCGTGGGCAACTACACGCAGATCAGCCGGAAGGTCTTTCTCATCTCGGATACCGAAGAGGTGGTCGACAAGGCTGGACGGCGCTCGGAGATGGCGTACCAGATCCCTCGACGGGGCCTGGAGCTGCGGCGCGATATCGAACGGGCGTGCTTCCTGAACACGATCGGCGTGGCTGGTAACAGCACGACCGCGCGTGTCAGTGCGGGCCTGGGTTCTCACGTCAAGTCGAACGACAGCCTCGGTTCCGGCGGGACGAGCCCGACGTGGACCAGTGGCGTGCCGAACGACGCACGGAACGACGGCACACAGAGGGCGTTTACGGAGACGATCCTCAAGGCCGTGATCGAGCTGATGTGGACGAGCGGTGCGAGTATCCGCTCCCTCTTCGTCGGTCCCTTCAACAAGCAGGCCGTGTCCGCGTTCAGCGGCGTGGTCACGCGGAACTTCGACATGTCGAACGTCGACCCCAGCCCGACGGCTGTGATCGCTGCGATCGATGTGTTCGTGAGCGACTTCGGTACCCTGAAGGTGATCCCTTCGCGGTATCAGAGAGAGCGTGACGGCTGGTTCCTGGACTTCGAGTTTCTCGAAGTGCTGTACCTCCGTTCGTTCCGTACCGTCAAGCTGGCGAAGACGGGTGACGCTGAGAAGCGCATGCTGATCGCTGAGTGGTCGTTGAAGGTCAAGAACGAGGCCGCTCTCGGTCTCGCGGCGGACCTCAACTCCTCGTAAGCGACGGCGGGTCCATAGGCTGGGCGTCCTTCGGGGCGCCCGCCTTCATCCTCTTCACAGGGAGACAAGCACCATGATGGCACCAAGCGATTTGGTGCGTGCCACCGGGACCCTGACGTTCGTAAGCGCCATTGCGACGGACGTGTTCGTGATCGGAGACATCACGTATCTGCTCAAGGCGACCCCAGCGGTTGCCTATGATGTGGACGTGAGCGCCGACGACACGATTCAGGCCGCTGCGGCAGCGTCCGCGATCAACAAGGACGGTACCGGCGGAGCACTCACCTACTACGAGACGGGAACGATCGAAAACCCGTATGCCAGCGCGTCGAGTGCGTTGGGCGTCCTCACGGCCACTGCCCGGGTTCCGGGTACGGTCGGGAACGGGATCACCTTCAACTCGGTCGACACGACCATCACCGCCGACGCAATTGCGCTCGGTGGAGTTGTGGCTGGCTCCGGCGTCTTCGATGACGCTCTGGAGTCGCTGATCGACGAAGTGCAGCTCAACTCGGAGGCGATCTCCATGATCGCACACCTCACGTCGAGGTCTTCGGACTAGAACGTGAAGCCCAGCCTGAAGGCTCTTCTGGCTGTAGTGCTTGTCGTGTCAACGGCGTTGGCAGTTGACAAGTGCTACTCCGGTCGAGCGGATGAGTGGGAAGGCCGCGTCAAGGTGGTGCTGGCCGCGAGCGAGGACCTACGGTCCCGAGTTGTTGACTTGCAGGCCGAGGCGGAAGTGCTGCGCTCACAGGCCGCAGCCAGCGCTGAGGAAGCGGCAGCTCGGGAACCTATCATACTGGAACGGATCGTGCGACTTCCGCCGGCAGTGACGCCAGGGGAGGTTCAACGCGATACAATTATCGTCGAACTTCAGGGTCTGAGTGACAAATGGAAACTTTCGTATCAGACGGAGGTCCTGAGCCACGCCCTGACCCGTGAAGCCCTCGACCTCGCCGTGGTTCGCGGTGACAGCCTGTTCGCCGTTCTCCAGGACCGGCCGGGCAAGAAGCCCTGGTTCATCCCGGAGCTAGTGATTGGACCTTTCGTCGGTGCATGCGTGCCGGCAGGTACACCGTGCGCCGGACTCGGCGCCACCCTGGGCTGGAAAATCAGCCTGTAGCCTGTGGTATACGGAGAAGCCCTGTGAGTGACAGCAGACC